TCTCCAGTGCCTAAACTTTGATTAAAAATCTCATCCGCGCCACCAGCGAGGTGACTTGCGGCGTGCAAATTCGGGTCGCGGTCATCCGAAAGCCGCGCATCATCGCCAGCGCAAAAGCTCCCTGCCGCCGTGCCGAATGAACCCGCCTCGACTACGCCGTTGGTGCCTGTTTTGAGCGGGAGGTTGGCGGTGGCGCCGATGGCTCCTGCGTTGGTTAGGTTGCCGTGGGTGTGGGAGAGCGGTGTTCTTGCGTCACTTAGGCGGGCATCATTACCCTGACAGGCAGTTCCAGAGGTGGTTCCGTAGCTAACAGCCAGTGTGCGATTGGCCGTAAGATCTCCTCCACCTGTGAGCCCCGTTCCTGCGCTGATGGTTCTACTTGTTGGCACACCTCCGATATTAGTTAGTGCGGTTGCGGGATTGCTGACATCACTGAGATTGTTAACCTCTAAAAGCGCACCTTGCGCCGTCAAAAGCCCGCCAACATTGATTGTCCAAGCTGTGAATGGCCCGCCACTCCCGTCTACGGTCTCGACGTTGACTACCAATGTCGTTCCAGAATAGCTAGTAACAATACCGTGCATGTGTCGTGCTGCATCGTATACAATGGTAACGTCCTGTGTTGGAGTGTAGCTAAGTCCCGACTGTACAGTAAATGTCTTGGAACCAGTAGTAAGAGAATGGGATGATGTGCTGGTTGTTAGGTATCGGTCTCCGCGATTTGCCAGCGTAAATGCTGTAGTGGCAATCTGAGTTGTATCAGTTCCAGCGGCAGCAGTAGGTGCTGTCGGGGTTCCAGTGAGAGCGGGGGATTCGAGATTGGCCTTAAGGTCTAGCGCAGTCTGGGTAGCTGTTGAGACGGGTTTTGAGGCATCACTTGTGTCATCGACATTACCGAGTCCAACATCAGACTTTGTGGCGGAAGCTCCGACAGTTGCCCGCCCCTTCGCATCAACGGTGACTTTGGTGTAGGTTCCCGCGCTTACCCCTGAAGTGGTTAAAGTGGGATTGGGGTAGCTTCCCGTAAGGTCTCCGCCTGCGGGGCCGCTGGGTGCTGTGGAGATGGTTCCCCATTCAGGAGCCGTGGCTCCACTGTTTACTTTCAGAACCTGTCCTGCGGTTCCGATGGGGAGACGAGTATTGACCGCCGCCCCGCGATACAAGAGATCGCCCTGAGTAGTTAAGGTGGATTCGCCGCCGCCGCCAGAAGTCCCATAGCGGGGTAATACCTGCCATCCCCTTGTGGCTCCAGTGTAGATTAAGGTGAAATAGGCTCCTTCGACGTTGCAGATAAGATCTTCGGTCAGACTTTCAATTCTTTGTCCGTTGCGGGCAATGGTCAGATTGTTGGTGTCGAAGGTTTCGGAAAAGTCAAAGATATCTACCGCATCACCATCACTAGGGTTAAGCGGAAGAGTAAGAGTAAACGCCCCTCCAGAGGTATCGGCAGCTATAAGGTCTGCTGCCTCTAGGGTGCGGGATGACGAGACTACAGTGTAGTTGATATCGGGTTGTGGGCCAGTAGGGCCAGCGGGGCCGCGTTCGATCAACTCAATGACCTCAACCTCCCTCTCTACTACTTCAATGACTTCCATTAGCTTCGGGCAATTTCCTCGTATACCTTGGCCTTGCCTGTGGCGAATGCGATATAGGTATAGCCTTGGTAAAGTTCGATTTCGTAGACGTTGTCTCCCGCCGTGAGGTTTGCAGCCTGTGTGGCGGTAATTTCGATTTCGATGGTACCCGCGCTTCCACCCAAGGTGATCCCACTTCCAGAGGTCAATGTAAGCAAAGTAGCACTATCCTTGGCGCATTCCCGAATTACCATATTGGCCCCGTAGCCCGAAAGATTGACGGGGACATTGGACTTTCCCTTGCAGGACTTTGTCAGGTAGCGGAACTTCGCCGTCCATGTTTTTCCTTGGACGATATCGATATCTCTCTCAAGTCTCCAGTAGTTGGTCATTTATAAACTGGTAGCCAGAATTGATTGGTTCCAACACGAATCTCAATGAAGTCATTGATCTGGTTGTTGGTTGCGGGGTTTGAGTTGGTGTGGTTGGTGGAGAAGTCTACAAGCCCATTAACCACAAGATTGGTGGTTGCCGTCACAGTGCCAGTAGCTGTCAGAGTTCCAGATGCCGTGACATTGGAGAAGGAGACGTTGTTAGTGGCTCCGAGTTCTATGGCATTGCGGAAATTGGCATTACTGGTGTTGGTTAGGGCTGGCAGGCCGAGGCCGAGGCTTGTTCTGCTGTTTCCTGCATAATCCGCCGAGTTTGTTCCGCCAAAACTGAACGACTCGAAAAATTCAATACTATCACCAGCAACAATTCTTAAATCTGATCCTGAATAAATTTCAGAAAATACATCACCATCAGTTGTTTTAAATGTCCCAAGGCCGAGGTTAGTGCGGGTAGCAGAGGCGCTGTTGGTTCCATTAAATAAAATCGGAACATTGACCTGAACTTGGTTTGTTGCCCACTCAAGGGCAGCGGTTGTTCCAACGCCCAAAATAAAGTTTTCCAAATCAATGACCTTGTTTCCCACGCTGTCGTAAATTTCTTGTGCGGCAACAGTCGAAAAGGAAACCGCGTTAGCAGAACCTAGCCCGATTGCCGTCCTAAAATTCGTGACGTTGGTGTTGGTGAGCCAAGTGGCTCCGAGTCCCAAATTTGTTCTGCTTGTCGCCGCATTGGCTACTGCATTGGTTCCAGAAAAATAAATAGGCTCGACATAGGCCAAGTTGTGGTAGAAGTCCCATGCATTATTAAAGTATAGAAATCTTACAGCATGGTCAAAGTTAGTAAGAACAATAAGATTTGTTGCTGATCCAGCCTGACGAATTGCCGTTTCCGATCCAGATCCACCAGCATGAATGACTACTGCCGTATCACCATTGAATGTGGAGGTGTTAGTTGGCAATAACAAAGTATTTGTTGTGTTGACGATATTGGATGAAAGACTTTGGATGATCAGGTTTCGGGAATTTGTCGCTGTATTTGTAGAATTTGTAGCTGGAGCAGAAAAAGCGACTGTTGTCGCAATCGGAGCCTGTTGCCAAAAGTTGGTTGGACTTACTACTTCTCCGTTGGTGTTGACCGAAACAAGGCCAGTGCCTGCGTTGCTGTTCGTGAGGGCTTGCCAGCCGAGGCCGAGGTTGGTTCTGGTGGTTGCGGCTGCGCTCCCTTGAAATGCAATGGACGAATTTGTTTCTAAAGTGATGACGCCACCGCCAATCGCGCCGTCATCAAAATCAATGGATAGGCCGTTGCCGACAATCTGTGTGCCAGAAAACTGAACATCGCCGCTGGCAAAATTGACGTTGTTTGTGAAGGTCAGCGTGTTCGTGCTGCCATAAACTATTTGCCCGTTGGTTTCAAACCCAAGAAAAGCTGTTGCGGCATTCGTGTTTGTAAGCGCAGACCAACCTAATCCAAGATTTGTTCTTGCGATTGCGGCATTTGTCGCTCCAGTACCGCCATTACTGACAGCAATAGTACCTGTGATGTTGGAGGCTGTAAGATTTGTTAACCCCGCTCCATTGCCATTGGTGGACAAGGCTCCAACTACTCCAGCAAGAGGAATGTTCGTAAGATTGCTTCCGTTACTGGATGAAAGATTGCTTAAAACTGTAGATGATGGCTGGAATGCGGAAGATGCATTGGTCGCTGCGGTTCCAAGACCGAGCGCCGTACGGGCAGCAGAAGCATTGGTTGATCCCGTGCCACCTTGACTAACACCTAATGTCCCAATAATATTAAATATTGAAATATTGGTAAGGTTTCCTCCGTTGCTTGCGCTTAAATTGGTTAAAACTGATGAAGCTGGCTGAAATGCGGATACGGCGCTTGTTGCGGCACTGCCTAATCCCAATCCAGCCCGTGCATTAGAAGCATCTGCGCTCCAAAAATTGGTGGGTTGAACCACCACATTATTTGTTCCCACTAACACGTTGCGGGTTTGTCCGAAGCCCGAAACAATCAAGACTGCTGAAATAATAAGAGAGAGAATTGTTTTCATTACATTAATCGCTTCCAGACGCGCTTGGTTCCAGTTTGACTATCATAATCATTCGGGCGAATAACAAAAGGATCGTTTTCGGCGTCAGTGCCGTTTGTCAGTTGATAGATTGCAGGAATTCCACCAATGACAACAAAAACAACAATACCAACCGCATAGGTTCCGCTGACTGTATTTAAAGAATCAAGATCTGTTGCTGCACCACCAGTAAGACCAGTAATAGATGGCTCAACGCGAAGAATATTGATACTTGGGGTGTTAATCGGAGTTGTAGAAACTCCGATAACACTGCTGGAAGGAATAGGAATACAGATCTTGCTCATCGGGTTACCTCTGGAGAAATAATTACGTTACCTTGTAAAATACGGGTTGTGATGGCCCCTGTTGTAAGCTCCAAGTCATATACGGCCTTATCACAGACCGAGAGCAGCGCCGAATCGGATGCCGAAATAAATAGCCTAATAGATCCAGTAGTCTCATTCAAGATTATTCTACCATTATCGGTGGATAGTTCAAGGATTAGTGCTTTAGATTCGGGCTTTGACCGAATGTGCATTTTTGCTGTATAGCTAGAAAGATTAACTGGGGCCGAAGGTTCACCAGTCTCATAAAACAAAGTTTGATTAAATGTTGCCCCCTGAAAAATACAGATATCAGCTTCGGCAATCGGTAGTTGAGCCATAAATGGCAAATAGAATCTACCAATTCTTCTTTATAGTCAAGGACTGTTTGAGTTTCTTGAATGATTCTTTGTTGAGCCGTTTCTTTTCCTCAATCGCCTCACTCCCAGCCATGGCTCCAAATACCTTACGGGCGACAAAGAGTCCAACAGCGAATGAATCGAATAAGTCAGGAGACTTTCCAATGCGCTTTTTCATGTCGGTCTTGGACTCAATGATGATCTTTCGGGTTCGACGCACATACTTCCTTTGAGTCATCTCCCATGCCAGATCGGGTGTGATTCCTTTAAGTTGCTCGCATTCTAGGAAGTAGCGAGCAGCAAAACAGAGTTCAGAAGCCATGTTGTGGAACAATTCCTTGCCGACTTGAGGTTTTCCTGTGACCTCGTTCCTCATGGCGTATTGGGCGCTGACAGGAAGATCTGACGCTGCGCCCGCAAAACTCACTGCGTGCCAACCCTTTAGGAGTTCGCGTTCTCCAATAGACCAGAAAATTCCACCCGCCGAAGCATCTACCCCCATCCATTGATTCGGTATTCCCAATTTAAGAGAAAGATCGTGGATTTGCTGGATCATCTCGTATTGGAAGTCTTCTTGAGACCCCGCTCTCCTATTAAGGACATACTGTTTTTCCACCGCTATCGCCCATTTCCCGCTGATCAGCTTGCCATACTTCATGTGTGTGAAAACAAAGCGGTCTCCTCCTTCGGTGTAGCTAGGGTCGATTCCTGCAATATCTTTCGGGGCTCCATCCCAGATTGGTTTTTCTAGTGCCCCATGGCGTGCTAGAAGGATGTCAGAAACAATCGTGGAGTCATCGGCATCGGCAGGGGGCCAGAAGCCCCTAAACTTTCTCCAATACTGTGGGTTAAGTTCTCCGAGTTCTTTTCGCGCCAGCGCCACATCATTTGGCTTCGGCAGGAATGGATAGCGAAGACCTTTGCCAGCATCGAAAGATTGTTGGTTGGGATTATCTTTCTCTGAGTCAAATCTGATACACACACCCTCAATACCAGCCACCCGTATCTTCCAATTCGGGGTTTCCTCATCCACACTCATCCATCCTTTGATGGGTTCGCAGAATTTTCCATGGGGGTCAAATATGGAGGATGGGTTTCCCGCGCCGACGATATAAAGTTCCTGTGCGCCCTTAAATCCCCAGACTGCTTCGTTAATTACGGAAGCTGAACAGTCTTGTAACTCGTCAATAATCAAAACGATACGACGATTCTTTTTGCCCTGTAACCGCTTTTGGGCATCATCTTTGTATTCGTCGCCAGCCGCCAGAAGCATGATTGAAGAGGCGTCACTCACGCCAGTCTCTGGGTCGATCACCGCCCCCTCTTCGTCCGAAAGCTTAATGATATCCATGGACTCAATGAGTCTTCCAGAGGCTAGTCCCATGTTTCGGGCTTCGCGGTACATCTTGACCAGTGCCGCCCAAATACGCTGCTTGGCGTCTATTTTCGACGTAGAGACCACAATGGTCATCGTATTGATTGGGTCGCAGAACCAGTTAACAAGAGCAAATGCCGCCATTCCATAGGATTTTCCTGAATCGGTTCCTCCAGCTAGACCTGTGACGCTTCGGACAAACTTGTTGCCAGTAGCCTCATCTACCTCGTAAGTGTTTGTACAAAAGGCTTGAGCAGATAATTCCGCCCATCTATGCCACTGAAAGGTCGGCCAGATTGCCGAGACAACATTCCTATAATGTCTAGCCTTACCCAAACCGCCGTCTTCTGGCGTCAATCCCTGCAAGAACGCATCC